GTGTGGTTGCTGATGATTATGCAGCAGAAGCTGAAGAAGCTAAGACGGAAGCTGAAACAGCAGCAGCTTTAGCTAAGACTGTTGCTGCAGAACAAAGAGCTAATGCTGAATGGGATAGAAGAAAGATTATTAACGAAGAGCTTGATTATGCTAAGTGGCTTAGAGAAAATAAATTAACAGAATCTAAGGAAGCTAAAAAAGCAGCTGCAGCTATTACTAAAGGTAATATGGAGTGGACTAATAATGAAGCTAAAGAATACTGGGATGAATTAAAAGAGAAAGGTAGAGAAAAGTTTAATAATGTTTACGGATTTAGAGGTGAAATGGATCGTGCTGTTGATTGGATGAACAGGAATTGGAAAGGTCTTATAGATTTTGAACATAATATAGATCAAAGAACAGCATTTAGAAATGCGTTTGAAAAATGGATGGAAGATAAACAGATGTTTGACGCTCCAGCTTTTGAAAATTATATCCAAGATGCATTTATTAAAACTAAATTTGCAGCTGGCGCAGATGGAAGTGATGCAACATATATAGAGCCATCATTAATATCTCCAGACAGAGATACTCTTATTAAAGATGGACAGTATTCTCAAAAGAAAGTTGCAAGAGCTAAAGAGTCAGTAGCAAATCTTTATAAGAAAGTTGAAAATCAAATTATTCCTGCTGTTGGAACTGAGAAGCATGCGTTAATGTTATTGAAAAAAGATTTTAATGATTTTAAAAACTATGAGTTTGATGGTACGCCTGTTGCAAAAGGAGAAGTATCTAAGAGATATGCTAAATTAGAATCTGCTTCTTATGATGTTGGCGAAGGCGTGTTTACAAGATTTGTTAATCAGTTACCAGCAAATTCTGTTTGGGGCATGGTACATGATCCGTCTGCTAAAGGCAAATCTGCAAAACAATTACAAGATGCAATAGTAGATTATATAGCAAATAACTAGGAGACATTATGTCACTACAAGAGCAATACCTTAAAGGTTTAAAAGATAGGCTTGGACCTATAGTAGATATTGATGCTGACACAGTTGTAGATGAAAAAGGTCCTGTTAGATTTGAGAATCTTAGCGCACCTGAAGTACAGCATCTTAGACCTGATGGTATGACAATCGGTGAATCTGGCGGTCAGTTTTATGCAGACTTGTATGACAGGTTAGCAGATGAATCTGATTTTAGCGAGGTGTACCGTACTGGTGAACAAGGATATTATGGTCGTGATTTAGGTGGTAAAAAGAATCCAGAAACTGACCAGAAGTTTGCTAACAAGTTATTCTTTGAAGGTCTTGCAACACCGGTTAATGGAGAGCAACAAGAGTTGTATGACATGGGTGTTTTTGCTAGAGCTTTTGGTGAAGAAACAGGCGACAAAAAAGAAACTATTTGGTCTCAAGCCAGACAAGAGCAAGAGGATTTTAATAAAAAAAGACTGGGCGGTTTTAAAATAAAAGCTTTGAATGAAGCTGAGAAAGCTGAGTACGATGCATTTTATGGCGAGAGCTATAGTCCTTTTGTTGGGAATGATGTACAGTTTAGACATGAAGACAGAGATTTAAACAATGTAGCTAACAGTAATTTTAAAACAGGCTGGTCTGTAGGTTGGGGTTCTATTAAAGAATCAGCAGCACAAGGTCTTTCTGTTCTTGGAGATGTAGTTGGCAGTGAAAAATTATATGCAGCTGGTCAAGAGAACGCAGCATTTGTAGCGTATGAGAATGCTCAGCTTCCAAATTTTGTAAATGATATTTCTACAATAGAAAATGTAGGAGACTTTGGAGATTGGGTTGCAGGTATTTCTGGTGTAGCTTTACCATATATGTTAGGAATCATTGGCACAGTTGCAGCAGGAACTGTTGTTGCTGGTTCTGCTCCTATCTGGGGTAGTGCTGGTGGTATTGCAACTTTGCTTGGTGGAACTGTAGCTTCTGCTCCATGGGTATGGACTTACTCTGGTGAAACATATGGAAACATGAAAGGAAACATGGACCAAAAGAATGCAGGTATTGCATTGGCTTCAGGTACTTTTATGACTTTGATGGATCGTTTAGGTTTAAGGGGTTTGTTAAAAGCATCAACAGGTTTAAAGCAAGACGGCTTAGAGCAAGTTGCAAAAATATATTCAAAAGAAAAGAACGTGCCTTTAGATGTAGCACGTCAAAAAGTTGGTGCTGAAGTAGGACAATTACATGTAGATGTGCTTAAAGATATAGGTGCAATTGCTACTTTACAAATGAGTAAGTCAGTGCTTGCAAAAAACATTGCACAAAGAACTGGCTTTGGTATGGCTGTTGAGGGTGGCACAGAATTTCTACAAGAAAGCTCTGGTTTTTTTATGGGGCATTTAGGTACTGATAAAGAAGTACGTGAAGAAATGAACTGGGATGAATACAAACGTATTGCAATTAATGCAACAGCTGGCGGTATTCTTCTTGGTGGAGGAATGGCTGGAACATCTTCTACCTATACTAATCTTGCAGGATTTGCTAGGCTTAATAGAGAAATTGCTCCTGTACCAGAAGACTCTGATTACATTGGTAATACTTTAGATGAAAATATGGCTTACTTACTCAATGATCCTGAGCCAGATTTTGTTGGACCAGAGCAAGTTATCATTGGTCAAGATGGAAAGCCTTTAAGAAAAAGAACTCAACAACAAGAAAGTGGTGCACAGTCTTGGGTTAATATAGACGTGCAAGGTGAAGCTGAAAAGATTTATAATGAAGGAGCCAAAGAAGACACTAGTAAAACAAGAGGTGGAACTAAAAGCATTTGGCAAAACATGAAAGAGTTTCCCGGTAGATTTGTAAGCAAGGTTGGACAGTTTTGGAAGAAGCGTATATATGATGAGTTAACACCAAAAGGTAAACTTATTTTTGCTACTATGTCAAGCATGGCAGGAATGTCTAACACTTCTTTTATGCAAAGTTTAGATTTAGGTGGTCAGAAACGACAGCTATATCAAAAGTATTCTTTTGAATTAAATGAATTGCAATCTAGATTAAATACAGTTCTTGGTGTTGGCGTTAGAGGAAGGACTTCTGAAGAAGCTACGCAAATATTCATGGAATATATTGAAGCTAAGCGCAACAATACTAAAACTAATCCAGCATTTAAAAATGTTGAAGAGCAATTAGAGAAGTTAAGATTAGATTTAGGTGGACAAATTGATGGTACTTTAGGTATCACTGATAATTTTTACAATGACATTAAAGCTTTGCTTGCAAATGAAGATGGAGTAACACATGGTTACAAACCATTTTGGTTTCAAGATAGTGCAAAGCTTAGCATACCTGAAGTATTAGCAGACAAAGATGGCTTTATAGATAAGTTAGTAGAGTATGGGTGGACAAAAGAAGAGTCACAATCTTTTTATGATATGTTAGAAAGTGGTCCAATGGGTTATGACAAGTCTCAAATACGAGAGCTTGGCTTTAAAAACTTTCCATCTAAATCATTGAAGCAATCTAAAGATGTTTTAAATACTGTCTTTGGAAAAGACTCTAAGTTTTTAGAGACTAATCCTTTTCAAAGAACTTTAGAAGCTTTTCAAGAACAAACAAACTATGCAGTTGATAGAAAAAATATTGGCAAGGATGGAGAGAAGCTTAAAAAATTATTGTTAATGTTAAAAGATGAGATGGGAGATAAGTGGGACAATAGAATTATGACACACTTCTTAGACAGTGTTGCTGCTTCACGTGGTGACTACAGAAGAATGTCTAATAAAAAAATAGAAAGAACTATTGGACACGTTACGTTCTTCAATACTTTTTCTCATTTAGATTTGTCAGCTCTAGCCTCTCTGCCAGAAGCAGCACTTGTTTTGATGGGTGCTACTCGTGACAAAAGATTGATGGAGCTTTTTCAATTAGGTGTAAATGATTTTGCTAGAAAGAATCTTATTGAATCATCTAATGCATGGTCATATATTAATCCACAGTCTGGAGTAACAAGACAAGAGTACACTAGAAATCTTGCAGACTTTTACAGGTATGGTTATGGCAGTTCAACTCACGGTGCTATTGGTCAAGTAGGTATTGATGATGCTGTTTATAAGGCATCAAAGATTAAAGAGTTTGCAATGAAAACATTTTTTATGGCAAACCTTTTAAAGGTTTATACTGATACGACTAGAGTAGCACGTTTGTCTCTTGCTAATGATGCTATCTTTGGAGACTTGGAAATTGTTCGTATGTTTCCTAGAGGTTCTGAAGGCAGAAACACTGGTTTGTTTCATGACGCATTTGAAAGACTTAGAGAGTTAAACATTGACCCTGACAGGGTTGCTGAACGATACAGTAAAACAATTGACGTTGCTAGATCAATGTTAAACAATGGTGGTAACTTAACACAGACTGAGCAGTTGTATGAAAACATTTTAGTTATAGACCCTACGTTTATAGATGATATGGACATTGCTAGAATGACTTGGGTTGATAATGCTATTGCTCATCCAGATGCAATGAACAGACCTTTGTTTTATTCTAATCCATACTACAGATTGTTTACACAGTATAATGGTTTTATGTCTGTGTTTACTGCAACAATTCTTCCTAAGATTTGGAAGAGCGTTAAGTCAGGAGACCCGACCGCTAAATATTCAACGGTTGCTATTGGTGCTACTATGATTATGCTTGCTTTTTTAAGTCAAGCTATGAAAGACGAGTGGAGATATGGCGGAAGACCGGGATGGTTAAGCGAGAAAGGTTTTTATCAAAGAGGAGTTGCATCTTCAGGGTTACTAGGAACTCCGGAAAGAATACTTGGAGCTGTTAGTCCTATATATGATGACAAGAAAAAGCCATGGGAGTCTACTCCATCATTTGTAATGGGAAGGGGTGGTCATGCATTGGCAGAGTTGCTTGGTCCTACATATGCACATGGAGAGCAAATTGCTAAAATGTTTTTGTCACATTTAGAAGGTGACTTAGATAGAAGAAACATTTATCTTAACAGAGAGATACCTTTCTTAGGTAAAAACAAAGACTTTAAACAATGGAATCTTGGAAGAGGTGAGATTGATTTAGAGTCAGCATTAAGAAGAACACTACCGTTTAATTAAAGGAGTTTTAAATGGCTAAAACAGCAGCCTCGCAAGTTAATAATGCGAATCAATATTTACCAGACTTTGTTAGTCCAACACAAGATGAATATCTTTCGGGCTTATCACAAAGATTATCTGAGATAGAAGTCGACCCGGTAAGCAGAACGCTAAAGCCCGGTGAGTCTGCAGCAGAGCAGCAAGAAATAAGAAGTAATATTGATAATGTTTATGACAATACTTTTAAAGCTTCTACTCAGCCACAAGGGAGAGTTACTTCTGCTAGGTACACTTCGCCTAATGCTGGCGTTGATCCTGAAGTTACTAAAGAGGCAAACATAGAAGGCTTAAGAAAAACAGATGCTGCTACTATTGGGCAAGACCAAGGGTGGGCAAGAGCAATACTTGCTAACCCAAGGTTTGACGGCAAGGATGTTTTTGCTGACCCAAACTTATCTTTTGATGAAGAGGCAAGATTGTTAGAAGCTTTTGCAGAAGACACAGGTGTTGATCCTAAAGATATTGCACAGTCACCATCTTTGCGTGCTGCGTTTGGTAGATATTTAGGAAAAGCAACTGGTACTTTAAACTCTGATATTAATTATGCATATGATTTGCAAGGCACAGAGCGTAGAAATGCAGATAATAAAACGTACAAAACGCCTACGCCATATGTTGAGCCTAAGTTTATTGATCAGTTTAGCAATGTAGATAATACATTAGGAAGCAAACAACTTGTAAATGCTAAGCAAGCGAGAACCAGTAAAGAAAAATTTATTAAAGATGCAATGGCTCGTGGCATGAATGGAGCTCCTATTGATGAGCAAACAGCTGAGCGCATGTATGATGCACAAAGTAATATTAATTTTGATGAGTCTATTATTGATAGGCTATCAGGAGTAGCTAGGGTTGGAGGAGTTCTCAAGCCAAACGATGTTTCTTCCGTGTCTTCTCGTATGGCAAACAGGCAGTACAAAGCTTTTGAAGGGTTCATGGGTAGCTTGCGTAACTATAGCAGCTCTCCTTTGCAAGCCACTAGGTTTACAGAAAAGTATTTAGGCGGTAGGTTTAATGAATTTTCTAATGAGTCTGCAGAAGAATTAGTTTATACATTCATGGCTACACATTCTGCTCTTGCAGAAAGACGACCTGATGCTGCACGCATGTGGTCTGATATGATGATGCTTGCTGTTCTTGATCATACATTAAAAAATGTATACAGATATGAGGAGAGTAAGTCACAGCCTGATAACGCTGCAATGGCTGATGAAGAAACAGCGGATGCTATTAAAAGATTTGATGAAACATTAATGACTGGTGCAGCAGATGAAGTTGCTATCGGTAGTGTTATATTTAAAAACATGGGGTTTGATGGTGCTTCTAGAGACCAGAAAGCTATGCTTGGTGCTATGGCTATGTCCTTAACATTTGAAACATTTAGAAATGAAGCTCCATATACTAAAGGTGATAGAGCAGATTATGAAAAACCATTAGTTAAAAAAGTTGTACATACTTCTGGTAAGGGTGCAGAAGAAAGAAAAAATATAGCATACACATTTACAGAAGAAGGCTTATCGGTTGCTCAAGATTTTGAAAATTTGTTTAACGCAGTTATGCCTAGCTCTGCAAGAGATGTTAGATATGGAAACAAGAAGACAGATCAAACAGCTATAAACAAACTTATTGATATGCCTGTTGCTAAAAAGATTGATGGCAGCTATGAGTATCAAGGTTACACTGTTCCTTTTGGGAACACACAAGAGGCAGCACAACAAAAACAGCAGGCAGAAAATGTACCTGTTACTATTCATGAGCCAACAAGTGTGTTTTTAAATAATCTTTTTGAAGAGTTTCAAGAGTCTGGATATCAAATAGAATATTCAGATGAGATGGAAAGCGTTTTAGATATTATTGACCACCCTAAGTTTTATAATACCAAGGGAGATGGCACAGGTTTTAAAGGTGCGTTTGGAGAAAGACCGGGAAGGGTTTATACTACAAATAGAATTGGACAATTAATACATAGAGATTCACCGTCTTTAATTACTGAAGGTGCTACAGAAATTGTTACCCAAAGAAAAGAGGAGGCGCATTATTCTGATGACTTTAGTGACAAGGTTAAAGACGCAAGCTTTATACAAACATTAAAATGGTCGCAAAGAAATGTTGGCAAAACATTTTATTATGATTATGTTTATGGAAAAAACTGGAGGCTTAGCGTTGATCAAACGATAGGTAACTACCAGCACAACAAACTGGCTAGAGCGTTAGTTGCTTCTGGCAAACCAGTGTTATATGAATTAGATAATCTAGACCATGTTGTTCGTTTAAAAGCAGGAGTTATGAGAAGGTTTGGTTTTGATAATATGAATCCAACACAAGCTGCGTTACGTTTTGATAGCATGATAGATCAATTTACAGCTATTAAAAATAACCCACAAGCAATTCTTAAACTTGCTTCTGAACATGAAGGCTGGGCATCAGTTACTTCAATACTAGAGGCAATCAATATTAAAGAAAGATTAGATGCTCCGGGTTTAATGACTTATACTTCTGGTTTCTTTACAGAAATTGATGGTAAGACTAACGGTCTTGGTCATTCATCTATGCAGGCAGGAGATAGAAACACTGCAGCAGGTGCATTTATATTTGACCAGAATGATTACGCTGTTTGGGCAAAACATTATGATCGCATTGAAGAGTTTCAAACTGGTGGGAAGCTAGATGAGTTAAAGGCTTATTCTAAAGAAGCAACAGGAGATGAAAACTTTTTGAATAGATATTTAGATGCTTACAACAAAGTTAACACCATGATAAAAGGTAAGTTTAAAAATGTTAAAGGTGGAAATTTTGTAAGCTATCCTTCTATGATACATGACAAAGCTGATTATGGTTTAAAACAAATAATGAAGAAGGCTCAAGAAGCTGGTGGACCAGATAATTTTAGACGAGCTTTAGAAATATTTGAAGAAAGCAATCTTGGTAGGGCGTTTACTAAAAAACCTGTAATGATATTTGGTTATGGTGCTGGTGGTGCTAGACATATAGATCAAGTAAGAACTTTTATTAATGAGATAATTAAAAGAGATGGCAGCGTTTTGCAAAAGTTTGAAGCAGAAGGTATTGATATTGACGTACAATTTATAGACCCGTTAGGTGCTATGATGTCTGAAGCTATTAACATTAATTTTCCTATTATAAAAAACTTTGCTAATATGATATCGTTAGCTTCTAATGAAGCTGTTGAACAGGGCTTTGATATATTTCCTGTTACCTTAGCTGGTCATAGAGTTCCTATTGGTGGTGAGGTTTGGTGGTTAAGCCAAGAGAAAGGAGCTAACAGAGCGTTTAGTTACACTCATCCTGAACACAAAGATAATGATGGAGTGCCTCAAGTTGTTAAGGGTGTTGCTCATGATATGAAAGTTGTTTGGGAATTCGCTGCCAAGAAAGAGTTTATGCAGAAGAAAAAAGTTAAAGATGAGAGCGGTCAAATTATGACGGTTGAATCTATGGCTGAGTCTTTGAGAGCTGCAACACAAGCAGTTGTTATGTTAAATCATGCTAATGATAATATCAATATGCAAACTGGTCGAATGGATAGACATAATGATATTATTGCACAGTTAGAATCTAAAGCTAGAGCAGATGGAAAGCCTTTTGTTAACGACCATACTACTGTAGGTGATACGTCTTTACATATTTTTGATGGTGATTTAGTTACATCTATGGAAGCTGAGAATACAGCAGATGCTTTAAACAAAGTGTTTAAAGATATGAATAGTCGTGCAGATCATAGTCACATGCAGTCTATTTATAAAGCTTTAACATTTGATTTGGATGATAACGGTGAGTTAATTGAAGATGAACATGCTGCAGCTTTAGAAGGAACGCCAAAGTACAAAGCTATGAACTCTATAAATAAAAGCAAAACAAAGTATCGTAGACGTTTAACACCAGCAGGTGTTGCTGAAGCAAAGTTAAAAAAACTATCTACTTGGGATGAAAGGTTTGATGGAACAAAAGACAAGCACGGCAGAGTTGATGAACCGTCTATGGCTTTTGATTGGAACATTGATGATATACAAGATGGTAACAATACTATCAAGAGGTCAAAGTCTTTGAATCACATGAGAGTTAAAAACGCTAAAGACAAGAATACATTTACAGATAGTGTTACAAATGTAAATCAATTCTTTTATTCAACAAAATCTTTACAACAATTAATTCAAGAAATGAAAGGCTCTTTAGATTATATGATTAAGAAGCGCACATAAAAAAACCCCCGCTAGAATCCTTAATGGAAACTAGTGGGGGTTTTTTTTAATATCCTCGAGACTTAGTAATGTTCTTTACGTTTTCTTGTGCGTCTCTTTTGCCTTTGTCTGCAACTTTCTTTGCCCATGCTTTTGCTTCTGTTTCAGACCTTCCTTGTTTAAGTGCATGTTTGTATTCTAAATCAAGGTTTTGTGAATAAGTATCATCAATTAACCACTTGTTAATTTGTGGTGTGTTTGCCAGTTCTAAAGGAACTCCAAACATATCAACATATTCTTGATCTGTTATGCCATCTAAAGACATGATGTTATAATTTTTTTTCTTTTTCTCTGCCATGTCAGTGTCCTTCTGTTAGTATGGCTGAAGCTTTTGTTTCTGTGATTTCGTCTTCTAAGTATTCTATTAATGATTTTAGAAAGTTTCTTTCTTCATTCATAGGGTATACCATTTCGATTACTTCAGTTCTTTTTGCCTTCTCGTCATCATCTATGATGGTAAAGGTTGCTTTAACCATGGTTTGCATGTGAGTCTCCTGATACCATGTTGTATCCTAAGATAGCCATGCTTTTAATTAAACTTCTTAAAGCATCTTCTGCTGCAGATTTGATTTCATCTGACACAGTGTCTTGCTCTAGTACGTGTATACATGTGTTAGTCATGTCGACTAACGAGTATGCTTTGTTATGCTGTTCTTCAGTCATTATAATTTCCTTTTATTTTCTCCAGTCGTTTTTCCAAAGCGGTCTGGATTTTTTTTTTAATTTGTTGTAAAGTTCGGTAGTCTTATCTGTTTGGACAAGACCACCGGGTTCTTTTTTTTTCTTTTCCTTTCTTAAGCTCCCAGCCATCGTGCTAGTAATGCTACTACTACAATGCCTGCTAAGATAGCGTATGTCTTATGTTCGCTAACTTTGTTCTTAAGAGTTTTAGGATCAATTCTCCAAGTCATATAACTCCTTACTTAGATAATTCGCTTGTTATATCTTTGTCTAGTAACTTCCAGATGATTCCAGCAGCAATAATTCCTGCTAGTCCAGCGTTACCTAACGTCCATACTATGCTTAGTATAGAACCAACTACGTCTCCTGTTAAGAAAGCCACCTTCGCACCGAAGATTACTTGCAATACAATTGACAAGCTGATTAGCTTGATGCCTACATCTATCGCAGCATCAGCAGCATTTTTTATTTTATCTAACATATTAACTCCTTTCATTTTGTTTTAAGATTGTGTTTCTTCATGTAGTCTATAAGACCTTGAGCTACTTTGGGGCTGCTTTTAAGAAAGCCTTCTGCTGAGTTACACCAATGGCATAACAATCCTCGCACCATGTTCGTTTCATGGCAGTGGTCAACAAAAAGTACATGATCTTCATCCTTTCCATAATTGCAAGCTTCATTAGCACACGTACCACCTTGTGTTTTTAACATGTTATCATGTTCTTCGATAGTCATGTTGTATTCACTGATAAGATGATACTCGTGTCTAAGTTCTGCTTTACATGGCTTGCACCGTCTATCTCTACCAAGATAAGAATTAGATTTGTTGTGATACTCTTCTTCATCTTTAACTTCTGCACAGATTAAACATCTGATTTTTAGTACGTTAGACATGCAGCCTCCTAAGATTACTCTTGGTCGTTATCTTCTTCCACTAGGTCAACTAACTCGCATACGCTTCCAGTACAGGCAAGCGTTTTATTACCTACTGTTGTATCTTCCAGCTCGTACTTACTAATCAAGTCCCAGTCAACAGACTTAGGCATTGTCTTGGCAAGCTTATTGTACTCTGCTTTTGTGCAGTCTTCATACGGAGCTTGCTGGTACGTGTGGTCTGAATGCGGTAGGAAACTAACACCTGACACCTCGTCAAAGTGTTTGTATACCCACGCACCTACTTCCATCCATTCATGTTCCTTAACGGAAATAGTAACACTAGGTTTATGTTCGCAGTAATACCTTTGATATGTGAGCCACAACTCAAGTTGTTCAATAGCATTTCTATCATTCCTTAGCACCGCACCTTCGGGTGCTTTCATAGGAAATGTGAAGACCTTGACGCTGTTTGGTTTCATTACGTCTGCTTCACATGGTATACCTTGGTCTTCCATAAGCTGAGCAATCGGATCTTTTGAGTCTGCTCTAACCCTACGGAAGTAGTAGTCATTGTGTCTGGTGTGGATACCTGACGCTGAGTCTACTAGTTGGCTAACTGTACCACTAGGTTTAATAGCAGTAGTTGCAGTAGCCTGACTGATCCCAAGTAATTCCGACCAGTGCTTGTTTGTTTCTACAGTTTCTTTTCTAAGTGTACTAAGGAAATCAGGCAGACTTTTCTTGCCATAGTATCCTCTATCTTTAGTGCCATTCATAAACGAGTTGTCCATGATGCCAGTTAAAGACACACCTAGTAATGCTTCTTCTTCTGTATTTCTGACCCATTTAGGTCGTAGTCTTTTGATATTAGTAAGGGAAGCTTGGAACGTACCAAGTATGGTAGCCAATCTAACCTTGCGTAATATATCTTTCTGTGTATCTTCAGCTCTAACAACAACCTCTGTAAGGTTACAGAACTGACCGTCCCTTAGTATGATTTCGCTGCAAGGGTTGCAACCAAAGTCATGTTCGGGATCACGTCTGCCTATAGATTTAACCTGTTGTATTGCAGCTTCTCTATTAAAGATGCCACGCTCTCCAGATTTAGATTCGTAAAGAGCTAACCATTCTTTCATAAAGATACTCATGTCAGGCTTTTCTGTATAGCATACGCTGTTATTACTGAGTGCCATCTCTGGTGTATCTGTCCACCACTGACCAGACTTAGCATTTCTCATGCGTTCATCTGTCAAATTACTGAGGGAAATCAAGGCACTACGTCTAACACCACCGACAACAACAACCTCTGCTATTTTGCACATCATACGATGACATTCATAACTGGTTAGTCTTCTGCCCGCAGCTTCTTTAAAAATGTTAGTAGAGAAATGAAACAAATCTACTAAAGGCTCAGGTCCACTGGCTCTACCACCAAATGTTTGTAACCTTGAACCCTTTGATCTTACTCTAGAAAAGTCCCACTTAGGACTCTCGCCATCATAAAGATAAGTAATTAGTTTACGGAATGCAGACTGCCATCCTTCTTTACTATCTTGTACTACGATGACATCATCTACATCTATTAATTCTTCTGGTACTTCTGGTAGTTTATTAATGTGTTGGCGTTCAACACTGAAGCCTACACCAGTACCGTGCATTAAAACATAAAGACATTCATCAAATGCTTTAGGGTGGTCAACACTTAAGTATGCACAGTTGTATCCAGCTATATGATTCTTGGCTAGAGCTGGACCAGCAGTCATTAAAGCTCTCATACTAGGCATAATCTCTAGCTTAAGCACTGCTTCTTCAAGTATCTTCCTAGTTTTTGGGACTAGTTCTTGATTTGTATTGTTCTTTAGATGCTCTTCCATGAAGTCAAAGTATCTAGCTACAGTTTCTTCCCATGTTTCTCTTCTGTTTTTTTCTGGTAGCCATCTTGCGTATCTGCTTAATGCTATAAAGTTTTGATAATCATTAGGTAACTTATTCATTATTATTTATCCTCCGTTAACTTTTATTTCTATTTTGTTTTTACCGTTCTTGGTTGGAACCATTCTGTATTTTAAAGCTCCAGAATGATGCATGTTAATTGCGTCTGACATACCTGTGCTGTATTTCTTATCTCCAAATTGTTTAAAAGAATATAACACACCACTTATAACTACAATCCACATGATTATAAACATCTCTTCCATTAAATCTCCTTTAATATAATTTTTATCTTTCCTGTTTCAGCCCAAACTTTCTGGGATTTTTGTTTTACTATTTGTCTATCATCATGAAAATATATACCACTTAAAGAATCTAAGATTGATTTCTCGTAATTGTCAAGATCAGCATTATTGTCACAGAACTGTCCATTTTTGGACGTTTTCTTTTTCTTAGACCATGACTTAGGAATAGGAACAAAGAACGTCATATCAGCAGATATCAAACCCTCAAGCCATTTTGTAGGATTAGCAGGGTTGTTTTTGTTTGCATCTATAAGCAATAGTCCCATCTCTAATTTAAATTGTTTATATTTTTTACCATAGAATGTACCCCACCTCGTGACTCTAGGTCTTGAGGCGGGCACTGGATTTATATCAAATATTAATCCGACAGTAGATTTCATAACATCTTAATGTAATGTTTAGTAACGTCTGCACTTCGATAGTTTTCTAAGTTTACACCTTGAAGCTCAGGAATTGCTTTGTAGTTTACTCTACCTTTAGAGGTTCCGTGTTTTAATTGAATACCTCCGCCAATAAAGGACTGTCCTTTAGACAATTCAATAAGCTCTTTGCGTAAAGTATCTTCTGTTTCTTTAATAGCTTGAAGTGCAGCATGAATTTCTCTCCACTCTTTAGCTTTCTTTAACCATCTTGCGTCATCTGTTTCTATTAAATCTTCTGCTGTTGCTTCTGGTTTATTTACAGAGAAGTACTTAGTCCAAGCATTTATTATTTTAGATTGTGTTTTCATGTGTGGCACAACCACTTGAAGCAAGCCTGATGTATTCTTAACATCGTATATCCAGAAGTATAATTTATTAGAGTGTGTAACTAATAATTGTTGTTGACACTGCAACCAATATTGTTCTGGTAGTAATGCAGTTTCAGCAACCTCTTTCCATAGGTCAGAGCTAGTGCCTTTAACTGGGCATTTAATTTCTAATATAGTGTTATCTTCTTCTCTATAACCATCTAATGATGCGCCAATAGGCACTCCATCAAAGTCATTAATAACAACAACAGGTGGATATTTTGCACCCATGTCATCTTCAAACATATCTCTTGCTTCATCTTCAAACTTATTGCCATGATCCATAGCCCAGTTTGTTTCTATTTTTGTTTCACCATTCTTTACTTTCCATAAAGCTAATGGTGTTTTTGGTTCCCACTTAGAACCTCCTAGTAATGCACCAACTTCTGATGCCATTCCACATTTGCTACGTACATCTAGCCATTCTTGTGAACCTTGTGGTAGGTCTTTGTCTTTAATTATTTTCATTGAATAATTCCTTTAGTTTAATTTTATTAAATTCATCAAGCCAATCCTCTCCGGGAGTTGGTGATATCAGTACTTCTACATCTATACTTTTAGCAGCTAGCCTCTCAGCCAGTTGATAAGCTGACTTCTGTCCGACATATGATTTGTCGTTGTCAGCATATATCTTAACACATTTTATATCTTCTGGTGGTTCAAAGGTTGACATGCAGTGTGCATTCATTACAGAAAAGGCAGGCAGCTTAGATATTTTACTCGCAGCTAACGCAGTTTCTATACCTTCGGCTAAACAAATAGTTCCTTCGTGTTCGTGAAGTCTAATTGCAGCACCAGTAATTGTTCCTTTGGGTGGCATAATCTTTCTTGCTGTACCACCTTGAAGCTTTCTTCCGTTCTTAGTGTATGTTAAATGCCATGATACCCCAACACCTTTTGAGTCTTGTATTAAACCCATCATTGTAGGGAATGGTCCAAGCTTAGCACCGTGTTCCCATGTGTATAGTTGAGCTTCTTTAAGTGTTTCTGGGTATTCAGACAACCCACGTAAGGTTAGATAGTTATCTATATCGCCATTATGTTTTACTTGTGTCGACATCTTGGCTACTTTACGTAATGCAAGTGTCGGGTCTTTCTTTGGTTTAGCTGGTTGGAATGTTGTGTGATCTATGATAGGTCTTATAGCATCTAAACAATCTGTAAAGCTCCAGCCATGTACTTTTTGTAATAGTTCGAACCCATCGCCAGCACCACAAGAGTTACAGTAGTATGTGCCACGACCATCTTTATCATCGAACCTAAATCTGTCTGTTCCTTCCATACATATTGGACAAGGACCATGTTTGTTTTGCAGGTATTGTCTATCTATCCCTAATGAGGACAGGACTCCATACCATTTACCGGTTACATCTAATTTATTATTCATATTTATTCCTTATTTATATTTACTTTTTGCTTTTCTTATTTGTAAATGTTTAATGTAACTTGCACATTCACTGCTTGGTTTTATTGGCTCAACATTTTTAAAGTTTGGATAGTCTTTGAATCTTGTTTTATAAGTATGATAAGCCCATCCTTCTTTGTAATTGTGAATTGCACAATGTCCAAGCAACATAGCATAGAATTTTTCTCTAAACTCTGGTGCATATGTTAGTTTATTTTTAACTGTTTTAGTTTTCTTGTCAACAAATCCTAACTCTTTGTCTAGGACTGCAACATATTTTGATTTCTTTAATTGCACATGCCCACATTTGCTGCATATGTTTGAGCCAGAAAACATAGAGAAACAACCTTCACATATTATTTGAGTTTCTTCTTTAGGTTTAGCTAGCTTTCTTTCTTTAATTGTCATTGGTTTCTTAGGATCAAGAACCCATTCAATATCATCTTCTACAAATCCGTGCGTGTATACAGCACCAGAATGGTCTATGATAGTAGCTTTTTCTTTTCCCTCATAAGGTCTAAGAACTCTACCAACCATTTGTATGTACATGCCTAGCGATTTAGTTGGTCTAGCTAGTACGCAAACTTCGGCTGGGGGGCAGTCAAATCCTTCAGTCAACACCATGCAATTACAAATTATTTTCATATCGCCATTGTTGAATTCGTTTAAGACTCGTTCTCTTTCAGCGTGGTCTGTAGAGCCGTCTATATGTGCAGCCTTTACTCCAATATCTATAAAAGATTCTGCAAGGTTTTTACTGTGAGCCACTGAAGATGCAAACACAATAGTTTTTTTATTGTTTGCTATCTTATTCCATGAGGATACTATGTCTCCTATTAGCTTTGGATGATCCATTCTATCTGCTAATTGTACGGAATTGTAATCTCCCATAGATGTTTGAATACCATTAAGGTCTGGAATAGTTGGTGCATAATACTCGCAGCCAACTAAATGTTTTTCTTTTATTAAGTCTCCAATTGATGGAGCTTGAACCATATCTGAAAAGATATGACCGAGACCTCTACCATCAGAACGAATAGGTGTAGCAGTCAAACCTAAGACTTGACTTTGGTTATACATTCTAATAATTTTTAAGTAAGTATTGCTTAAGCATCTATGAGCTTCGTCAATAATTATTAAGTCTGCTTTTGGCAGAGCCTCTGTTTTATTTGTTATTGACCGTGATCTTAATGTATCTATAGAGGCTACTTGTGTTTTATGCCAGAACTCTGAATGTTCTCCAGCCATAATAATTCCGTGCCGTACACCTTCATCAGTTAATTTGTTAGAGCATTGTGTTATTAGCTCTCGTCTGTGTGCTAAAAACAATACACTTTTGTTTTCTTTTATTGAATGATTAACAAACGCAGAAGCCATAACAGTCTTGCCAGAACCTGTTGCTGCTTGTAGCAATATATTTTTGTTGCCTTTTCTTTGGGATCGAATGATATTATTAAGAGTGTCTTTTTGATACTGTCTTAATGCCATTACATGTTTACCTTTTTGTTATTGTCAAACTTTTTAATTTCATCTTGCATTTCTTCTGGCATAGAATCCCACCAAGACATTATTAATTCTTCATAAGTTTGCATTTGTACTATTGTTTCTTTAAGAGAATCGTTTTCTTTTTTAAGTGTACGATTTATTCGTAATGCTTCATCGTTAAAGTGTTTATTATTATTAGGGTTCACCATTATTCCTCCGTGTTAAGTGAGCAGTTTTAATGTCATGCTCAGGACACACTAAGGATTATTTAAAACGGAATGTTTTCGTCATCTTCAGCGGTTTCTGTAATGGCAGCAGTTGGTCTTTCAAGATAAGTAAACTCATCTCCACCAGCTCCACCTTCATACTCTACTAGTTCCATGACCTGTACACCTACGAGTGTAGCAGCGATGCCACTTTTTCCAGCGTACTCCCATGGTCTTTCCATGTATTGCACGTTGCACAATGAACCATTGCCTATGGCTGTGTCGCCTAGGTTGTCACCGTATTTATCTTTAACAAATGGTGCAGATATTTCATTCTTTTCCATGACTCCTGTGACAGGATTCTTTTTGTTAAAGTGTGTGTTACGTTTTATTTTTACAAATGGTGTTCCATCTTCAGGATCAAAGCGTTCTTTCTGTGCTAATCCTCTAGCTACCCATTCTTTAGATTGCTCTGCAGAAACATGACAGTCTACTGTCCATTCTGTATCTTCAGATGCATACTTTGTGGCAGGGTTGCTTCCAACTCTAGCCCATTTTACTTTTACATTGTTTAGTATCATAAGATTCCTTATTACTAGTTATAAATGGTGAGGGTTTCTCACCGCCTTAAGTACTCATACGAGATGAGTGACTTGTTCTTTAAGCAAGCTCGTAGAGCTTGAAAAAAAGAGCCATACATTCTGAAGAGGTGTGGTAGTTTCAGAGTGCATGGCGTTTTTGTTTGTTGTACAACTACCACATGGTACAACATAAATTTTTTGTTACTTTTCCTTTAGGGGGACTCCCGAGAATTTTTCTTCTTGTTCTATAAGTTTATCTAAAAACCATTTGGCTTTTTTTAAATCACATATTCCATCTTTAAATCGCCAACGAGATATATATTTTATTATAGTTGCTGTTAGATAATCCATCTTCTGGTCTAAGATAAAATCTATAACCTCTATGTTGCCTTGTTGATAGTGACTTGGGTTAATTTTATCAGGTATATCTGATGGTCTGTTTTCATTCCATTTTACTTTAATTTCATTATTATCTGATGCTAATGGCATCCATTTTGTATTACAGTCAGCAGCTAACTCACTTCTTTTATTGCTTGCAGCTATAGCTTTTTCTTGTAGTGTCATTGTAATTCCTTTACGTCTTTTAGTTTATTTATAGGAAGATTATAACAATCAGTTATTACTTTCCAGTTGTTGTCTAAATCTATTTCACCTTTCTTTAAAAACTTAGAGTCTTTTAAGTATTTATCTTTCTCTAAATATCCAAGTATCCATCCTGCTGATAGATCATTTTTAATTCTAGTGAAAACATATAAGTCACATTTTTGTTTAGTATTTAATGCTGCTATTGAGCATTCATAATGAGCTTTAGGTGGTGTAGTAACTCTTTTACTTTTAACATCTATCTTCTTATTTTTATATACTAAATCGTAATCATATGTATTTTTCAAAACTATATTTAAATAATTTGCTACAATAATTTCACCTAAAAATCCAATTATATTTCCTTTTCCTTTTGTAATTGAATTATTTAGTTGACCCATTGCTTTAGACATTTTTTCTGCTTGTTGAATATGTGTTTCTAAAATCTTTATATGTCTCATGTATTTCATGTTACCTCCTAACAAAAGAAAAAGTCCGACCCGTATATGTCTTCCAGTATTAATTTTCCTACTGTTGGTGTCTTGTTGTTAAACGTTTCATCATTCCATATTATTTCTTCACGCATGTTGGCAAAGATATCTTTAGCATACATTTTTATAAACTCACTTTTAGTTACGTATATTAATTCTTCAACGTCACTAGCGTGTACACTAAAGCTGTCGTGTATTGCACCAAAACTTGGTAAGTTTAGTTTGTTTATTACTAATGACATGTGGCTAGCATCATATGAGTGTACCCAGTTAGCACCAATAGCTGATAGATGTTCAGCTAGTGCAGGCTTATCAGTTACATCTAAATACACATGACTTATTCTTTGTGTTTGGATATAACCTTTGTATACTTTTTTACGTGCTACCCATTTTTGAGTGAGTACTGGGAAACCACTAGGTGTGTTCCATGATATGTCTTTCATTTTCATGTTATTTATTTTATGTTCTACTAATGCTTGTAAATATTTTTTAATTTCTAC